TTCCACAAAGGAAAACAAATCGAATAGGTATTGCGCCCGTTCTTCGGCATTCATTGTTGTCATTGTAGTAATGGGTTTTTCGATTGTTCATCGGTTAGTGAATAGGTTGCTTTCAATTTCTCAATGGTAAACTTTCCTTGTTGAATCGCATCCAAGGCGTTGATAAATCGGTTATTGTCCAGCGTTGGTTTCGCCGTCGGTTTCGATGCTTCGTGTCCATCGTCATCGATTGCTTGAAGCGACAACAATGATTGAAGCGTTCCGCGACGAAAATAGGTTATGCACGACAAAAGTTTTTGCGGGTCGACAATGTTCACGGGAATTTCCATGCATGATTCAACAAGTTCCCCTGAATCAATGTCAATGATTTGAGTAAAGACCAGGTTCGCTTTTACTGGTTGCAAAAGTACCAACCCATTCGCCAACAAAATTGGTTCAACCGTTTCAAGTAGCGCGTTGATGTCAGCGTAACTTTTCTTAAAATGTGGATTGGTTGCATTCTTGGAAACCTTTCCGATTTGTTGCTTCGCGGTGTGAAGCTTGTGGAACAACTTCTTCGGTTGTTCGGTTGTGACTTTCTCCGCCACGGGTTTTGTAATCGCCATAATTAATTGTTTTAAGTTTCAGTAAAGATAAACATTTTTTTCATTCATAAAACAATTAAAGTGATAAATCTTTTACACGAACAATCCATGTGTCACATTTGAATGGTTTCGTGAATCCCATTTCCCCTTTTTTCTTCAGTTGTTTAATAGCATCAAATCGACTTCGAGAAATCATTCCGACAATCCATCCCTTTGTAAAACTTGGATGAACATGAACGAAGCAATAAAAATCACATTGTTGATTTGGATTGTAGTCAGGAACGTGACAAGTGTAAACGGGTGAAGGAATCGACCTTTGTTCTTGTGTCTTGATTTCAATTTTGAATTCATCAATCAACAAATCGAATTCGAAGTTTTGCGCGTGAACCACGTTGCTCCCTTTGTTCGTGTAATGGTCAAGAACAAGGATTTCACCCAGCGCACCAATTTCATTTCCTTCACCTTCACGAATGGAATTTTTCAATTTACCAAAGGAATAAAGTTCACGCGCTCGATTCACCTGGTCTTGTGTGATGGTCAGTTCAATCATTGCTTCACGAATTTATCAAACCATTCAACGAATTCATCGAAATCCCTCGCAATAATGTAAATACCTCCAGCGCGTTCAATGGCGTCTTGATATTGTTTTTGATTGTCGCTTTGACGGTCTTTGCCGACCTTGACTTCAATCTTCACGGAACGACCACGAATGGTGGCTGAAATGTCCGCGCTCCCTTTGGTTGATGTTCCTTTTGTCCACGACCCTCCAATCAATTTTCCGTCGGTTGTTTTCTTTTCGCGATAAACACCCATCGTGTTGATTCGTTCCGCTTGGTAACCGCTAAATTGGATGAATGACACAATTGCCTTGGTCAATCCGTTTGCGGTTTTATCGCTCCAAAGCGTTTTCGGATGGTAGTCAGGGGGAAAGTTCGGATGGCGTTCGATTTGATTTTCAAGCTTCAAAGCGTCCAATCGTTGTTTATTTTCTTTCTTCATTTTCAATATAGTATTTGTAATAAATGTCACGATTCACGTTATATTCAAGTGCCCGAAAAAGTTCAAAATACCGATAAACGGTTCTTTCACTGACATTCAAATATCTTGAAATCGACATTACCGTTCTTGGTTTTTCTTTCATTAAATCGATTAATTTAATGACGCGATACATTTTGTGTTGATTCATTTTACCCTCGTTTGTTAAAGCCATTTGCAATGTAAATGGTGAATAAAGTTGATCCCGTGACAAGGGCAAGCGCACCCCATAAACCGAAGAAGTAAATGGTTGCCCACCACATTGCGATGAATAAAATGATTGTGATTGCGATTAGTTTTTTGCTCATAGTTTATTGATTTTGATTTGATGGTGAATTTTCTGATAAAACAAAATAGCGTCCCAGGTGACTCCGACCCTCGCTATATTTTAACCCATTGAAACTTGCGTACGCGCGAACCCATTTCAAGAATTTAACTGATGAAAGGTCTTTGAATGAATTCGTTTCGGATTGGAATTCCTGAAGTTTAGATTGATTGTAATTGTATTCGTCAAGTTTTAAATGACCTTCTTTCGCGAATTCGTAAAAATCTTTACACGTCACCTGAATCAATCGTTTTGCATCGGCGTTGATGGATTTGGTTTTCAACAATCCTTTGTTCAGATATTTTTGAAGGTTGGCAATCATGTAATTGTCAAAGCGTGACCATTCATCCCCATCCCATTGGTCGAATAGTAGTTTCCCGTATTCATCCAGCGGTGACCGTTCGGCATTGAAATACTGAAAAAATTCAAGTTCGTGACGTCTTCGGTCATGGGATGAACCAGCACCCGCAATGACATAGTTCGTTGTTATGACAATTTTTGGAGAACGCTCAAATGGAATCCAAACTTCGTCTTTGTTTTTTCGATTGACCGCGATTCCTTGCGTGACAATGCTGAATAATTGTTCGAAATCGAAGTTCTTTTTTACATCGTCGAAAGCGAGAATCTGCGTGTCAAGGTTCACGCGTTGATAAACGAAATCGTTCTTCAAAGAATTAAATTGCTTTCCGTCAATGGTGACAATGTTCCTGAAGTAACCCAGCGCGGTCAACATCAATGATTTTCCCGAACCTCCGTTCGCGTTGTCGTCGATTTCTTGGTCGTTGAAAATGATTGCTTTTTGGTCGGTTTTGTCCTTGAAGGTGTGCATCAAATATCCAAGGGTGGATTCGAGCGCGTTGGTTCGGTCAGGGTCTTCGTTGCTGACCTTGGAAATGAAGTTTTGAAAGTCGTTGTCATGTTGGTCAACCACCTTGAATTCACGGGTTAAAATTTGGTTTTCCCAAATGTAACCGTCAACATCGATGTAACTAATCAACCGCGTCCCTTTTTTACTTACTTCGACCACCCCATTGGTGAAGGGAATGAATGAAATGTTTTGACGGTCTTGAAGCATCTTCAGGTTGATGGATTCAATCATGTTTAAATGATTCTCACTGAATAAATAAGTCGACCTGGAACAATGATTCCACACCGATATTTCACATCGCGATTCGAGATATTTCAAGACAAAATCTTTAATTTGCTCCGCGCTTGACAGTTTTACTTTGTTTTCTTGAACTCGAACAAATGTCGGTGAAAGGGATTCTTCAGGGTAAAACTTTGCGAATCCGTGCTTCGATAAAAAATTAGAATAAAGGTTCGGTTCAATCGTTATTTTGTCGTTGTTTTTTATCCAAAAAAAATCGTCCGAAGTGGAAATGTCATCCTTGATTTCATTGATTTGTTCTTCGTCAACATTCAAGGAACTTTTGATTTCCTTGGTTGAAATCCCTTGTTTGATTTTCATTTTCAAACGGGAAATTTTGTCCAAATCTTCGAAATACTTCGATTTGAAGTCCGCGGTTCGATACGCGCTTTTGATGGTTGTCACCAATTCAAGTTGGGTAAAATCTTCACACACGAATGACCCCAGGTAATGTTCCGCGGTTTCCCTTTCGATGCCGTATTCACACAAACAAGCGGAAAGCTTAAAAATATAAATGTTCCTTGAACCGCTGACGAACGAACAACCGAAATCAAACTTCATCACCCTTTCAATGATTTTGTTTTCATCGGTCAGGCGAACCACTGGAGGACGTTCAATAAACTGAAAACCGACTTCGCTTTCAATCGTTTCAAAGGTTTCGCAAAACTCATTAATGTAAGCTTCGGGATCGAATGATTCAAAGCAAACCCGAGAAACATTCTTGGAGGTTGCATCGAAATGTTCGTTGTCAAAAAACTTTTCCAAGGCGTTGAATCTTCGCTTGTGTTCATCCTTATTTGATGGTGGGATTCGAACAATGACTTTCAACCCATTTCCTGAAGGGGAAACAAAGACCATAAACACAAAAGGTAAACTTTGAAATTTTCTCCGTTCGCTTTGCATTGTCACCGCATCGGGGTAATTGTCAAAATCCAAAACACACAACCCCGAATGTTCAATTAACCCGTTGTCGCTTCGTTCGGAGAATGTCCCATTGAACATTATTGCCAACAATGAATTTTTGACCGCGCTTGATTTTTCATCTGAAGACCGAAGCTTGTTAATTTTGGAAATCAGGTCAGGGTAACCGTTTTTTATTCGCTCGTAAACTTCCAAAACACTCATCGTGTAGGGTGTTTCCTTGG